TCTTTTACCCGTTGTGCTTGTTGCATCCTTTGAGGATTGGATGCACCAATCACTTGGGTTCTTACCGGCCCATCGGCCGGTAATAATTCTTTATAAGCTTGCGCTTGGAACTGTGTGACTGCTTCTGCTAAAACGGGATGCGTAGCACCACTTGCTCCTTGAAATGGTTGTGTTCGGTTTTCGTATTTAAAACCTAATAAATCTAAACCAGTAACATAAGCTTGTTCCCAATCTTTTCTAGAAGATTTATAATCTTGGTAATCTCCTGCTAGTTTTAATCCAACAGGATTTAAAATATCGTCAGGTAATATATCTGCTAAGTTATCGAAATGATTTTCTGTTCCTGGAATATTTAAATTAGCACTAGGGTCAAAATTAACCGTAGCTCCACCATCTGCTTCAGGTGTAACTTCTATTTCAGGTCTATCTATTTTTGCTTCTTCCGTAACGTCAACCTCTGTCATTGCCTCATTAGGTGCAATAATAGGTTCGTTAGTTTTAACGTTCGGGAGCCCTTTATCTATTCGATTATCTGCCATTTAAACTCCTACCATTTTCTAACACGATTAAACATAGAAGACAAGCCTCCTCCTTGAGGCATGGGTCCTGATTTAGGTGGTATAGCGTGAGGTCTTCTGATCCCGGCTATTCCGCCACCGGCCATATTAGCCACGCCACCTGCCTTAGCTATTTTATTCATTAAATATTGTTGTTGCAGGTGGTTTCGAAATTTATAGGAATTAGCCATGTCTCCATAAATATCTTTGTAGTCATCATATGTTTGTTTTTCAGAACCTTCACCTGTTCCTACATATGCATGTCTTAGTCCATAAAGAGCATCTTCTTTTAACTTATCATCAAGGGGACTTCTATATAGTGGAGAAGGGGGTTTAACTCCTTGGTAATCATAATAAGATTTTAATTGTTCTTTTTCAAAATCTCTATCTGCAAAAATTTTAAACCCAAATTTACTAAAAGGACCTGACTTTGCGTATTCTCTTGCTCTTGTGCCCTCTTCCCAATCTCTTTTTTCTCTTCTTGTCATAAAAGATTGATAATCAGGAGTGCCGGGTTTAGTATTATTATAAAGTTCTGTAACTCTTTTATTAACACCACTTAATTGATCTTTTAAACCTTCTGCGGAATCTAATCTAATTCTTGGATCCCCAGCCTCAACCTGTGAAATCGAGTCTTTTAACTGTTCTTGTTCTACTAACAGATTTTCTAATTCTCTTTTGTTTTTTAAATAACGTTGAGAAGCAGAGTCTGTTCCAGCCACTTTGTCTTCTATATATTCTATTGTATCTTCCAAAACGCCAATTCCTGTTTTTTCTACACCAAATTGTTTTGCTACTACTTTAGGGAAAAACGTTTCTGCAAAAGCTTCGTCATGAGTATATCCTTTTCTCATATACCAGTCATAAGTTCCTGCTTCTAACGCATATTCTAAAGCTACACCAGCAATAGCCGAACCTGTACCACTCATTCCTGGTAAAGTGAAAAACCCTCCTACGCCAGTCCCTACGCCAGTCAATGTTGCGGAAAGTAGTTTACGACCTTTGTTACCCATCCTCATTAAGGTTCCAAGAGTTTTTGATTTTTTTCCAGCGTCAGCAACTTTTAACATGCTTTGTCTAGCGTTAGCAGCAACAACGGGATCGTTCGATTTTAAATCCATTCTATTTTTTTCAATAGCATTTTTCATGCAATCGTCATCAACTAAGCCTGCATTCATAAAACCAATTCTTCCACCTTCTGCTTTTTTTGCTGGCTTTATTGAACAATTAGTTCCAATTCCAGCTTTTTGATAAATTTTATAAAGCTCACTAGTATCAACTTTTTGAACTGTTTTTAAAAATTTAATTTGATCCTTTTTCCCCATTGTAGGGAACTGCTCTTGTCCTAAACTTGTTTCTAACATTTTGACTAAATCTGTTTGTTTAGTAACGACAGGGGCATCGCTAGTAAATTTAAGTTTGCCTTTTTCATCCAGGATTATTTTTACTTCATCTAAATAATTTCCATATTTTTTACTGAAGGCGTCTTTTTTAGCTACCATTTTTTTATGTATCTTTTTTTTCTCATCTAAAGTTCTTGCTTGTTCAAATTGTCTAACCAACTTATTCATAGGTTGGTCAAATTGTTTATTTTTTATGTTAATATTAAATGCTTTAGAAGTTGGATTTAGTTTAATATATTCTATTTCATCACCGTATCCCGCTTCAATTAAAGAAGAAGGAATCTTATGATCAAACATAATTTCACGTCCTGTGTCTAAATGTGTTCTAGCTTTACTCCATTTGTCATTTTGCATGGCCGTTACGGCTTGTTCGGCTTCTTTAAACATACTTTTATATTTAGAATTCACATGGTCTCCTAAATAATTAAGTAATTCCCTTGTCCCAAAATAAGGTTTTTTATATAAATCTATTTGTTTGACTAATTTTTCGTCTAACCCCTTAGCGATTAATCTTGCAACAGGGCCATTGATTCCTTTATCTAAATTAAACTTCTGAAGAAATTCATTATTTTTGATAGCATTATAAACATTCTTAGCTCCCGCTTTCTGAATTTTTTCTTTAGGTAAAATATCTTCAAATGTTTTTACAACTTTGTTTCTAACATTTTCATTATTATTATAGATTAAAGTTTTAAACATATCGTCTAATTGACGAGAACTAAAAGAAAAGTCTTCCGGATTTTTAACTTTATCTGAAATATAGGTCTTTACAAAATTATCATCCACAAACCCGAGCATGGACGCACCTTTCTTATCCATTTTAATGGCTTTCGAGATATAGTTGTTTTTACCAAAAACTCTATTAAAAGATTTTTTAAACTTTTCTGGATCAGCATATTTTTTAGAATTTTTTATAAGCCAATTTCTCATTCGATTATCTAAATCTTTTTTAGGTTTAGCCCATCTATCTATTCCTTCTTGAGTTTTAATCTCTTTCATGAGATCTGCATGAGCATCTCTATCTTCAATAAGATTTAAAATAACATTTTCACTTAAGCCAGATTGTTTGGAAATATGTTGTAAACCATCAGGTCTATCAATAATCCGACTAATTTGATCTCGAACTTTCTTTTCAACGTTGTGAATATGACTAATATCATCTTCTGCATAAGTTTTTAAAAATAGGTCAGATATTTTATCCCACGACTCAGGCTTTCGAACTCCTTTTCGCCTATCTTTAGAATAGCTTCCCGGTCCATCAACCAAGCCACGTTTAGGTGTTGCTAGTCCGCCCTCATCAAATCCTTTTCTTTCTTGAACAAATCTTTTCCAAGCACCTCTAGATTCAAGAGGCGTTGAACGTGTTACCCATTGTACAACTTTACTATCCATTATCTTCCTAACATATGTGCAAGGCCACCGGATGCAAAATCATCAGCTTCAAAATCATCAGCTTCATCAGCCCAGCTTTCAGCCTCCGCTTCTGCTCTGCCTTGAGCCCACTCATCTGCTTCTCTTTTTTTCGTACCTTTTAGATTGTACTTGTCTACGTTCTTGCCTGTTGCATATTTTTCAACTTCAGTAAAGTCAGATGCATGGTTTCCATATTTCTCAACGGATACATCTTCATATTTTACACTCTCTGCATCTCCAGTAAATTCTGCTTCTTCTACCCAAAACTCATCTTTTGTTTTAACACCTTTTTTGTTTTTAACTTTTTTAGTTTTAGATATTTCTGGTTCAATCCATTCCCCTTTTTGTAATTCAAGTCTCGTAGGTTGACCCCATCTTCCATCTTCCCATCCATGTTTTCCTTCTCCAATATCAACTATGGTATCTCCTGTATTTAAGTCGTGTTCTACCGTAACTTTAGTTTTACTTCCAGGAAGCTCTACTTGTTTAACAATTTGTCTTTCAACCGTTCCTCCCATGTCTTTACCTTCTTTAAGAACTTTATCTACTAATTTAGGAAACCATGTTGGCATATTCGCTGCGTTAGAAGTCTCAACAGCTTCAAGAGTTTTTGCTGCAGGTTTTGCCCATTTAAAATATTTACCAACAATAGGAAGGGCTGCTAAACCTCCCATAAGTTTTAAAAAGTTTCTTCTGTTTTTGTTAAAGCCTCCGCCGTTAAATCCAATTCTTCCACCGTCAGCAAATTTTTTTGACCACTCAATTCCTACGTTGTAACGATCGTGATCATCTCTTACTCGTTTATCTAAAAATTGTCCACCAGGATTATAAAGACGATCTCTAATTGTATATTTATCGTAATCTCCTTTAATTTTAAAACCTCCGGGAAGACCTATCTGTGCATTAAAGCCAATATTATCCGACCATGTTTTTTGTGTATTACGTCCATAAGGTCCGCTTGTATGACCTACATTTGCTCTTGGAGTTATTCCTATCGGACCAAATTGAATTGCCGGTAATCCTGTTTCTCCTCCGCCTGAAAGTTCTTGTCTAAACGGTAATCTATCTTTAGGAAGTTTAGTGCTAATGTATTCTGTAACCGGCATCATGTGTTTATGGTTGTCATTCCAGTCAGCCCAGGATCCTCCATATTCAAACGCGAAACCTGGATCTCCTCCATACATCATAGGAACTCTTCCACCCTTAGCTTT